TTCGCCGACAGCATCGACTGCAGCATTGACTACCTCGCCTGGCAGGCGGCGCTGTATGCCGGCTATCAGCGCGTGGAGGCGGCCAGCGCCGCCACCTACAAGCTCAACCGCGGCCTGCACAACCGCAATGGCCATGTCGGCTTCGTGGAGCTGCACGGCTCCACGCTCGACTTCACCGCGCTGGCGCTGGAAACCCCGGCCAGCACCAACCTCGTCAGCAACAGCACCTTCGCCAGCGGCGCCAGCTGGACCAACACGCTGCTGTCCCCGGCCGGGCCCTTCGTGTTCGGCGCCGGCGTGGCCAGCTTCACCGACCCGTGGAGCCCCAGCACGAATTACAGCTTCGGCGGCTTCGGCCAGCACCTGGTGCTGACCCCGGGCAAGTGGACCGTGGCCGCCACCTTCGCCGGCAGCGAGGGCGCCAGCGCCGGCCGGCTGGGCTCGCGCCAGATCAGCCTGGGCTTCACCCCCAACCACGTGAACGATGGCGGCTATGCCTGGGATCATCCCCTGGCAGGCGGCGCGGCGAAATACACCTTCGACAGCGAACGGCTGGGCTTCGACTTCGAAGTGCCGGAAGGCGAGAGCTTCGACACCTGGCTGTCCTTTTGGGCCTACAACGCCAACTGGACGGTGCAGAACGTCACCATCACCCCCTATGCCATCAACGCCGCCTTGTGGGCCGATGGGACGAATTACGGCCTGCCGGAAGTGGACAGCTGCGTGTGGCGCAACGGGCTGATCCTGGGCCCCGGCCGCGCCTCCGGCGTGCGCGGGATCCTGAACAAGAGCTTCACCGCCGGCGATGCGCGGCTGAACACGGAAAGGCTCGACGTGGTGGGCTTCACCGGCGGGCGCGTGTTCAGCGACCAGGCGTATCTGAACGAAATCGTCGGCGGGCGCACCGGCGAGTGCGATCCCGCCTTCCAGTTCCTGCCCAACTCGCGCAATGCCGGCGAGAATATCCGCATCCACCGGCACATCATCTACAATGGCGGCCTCTGCTTCGACCTGAACGGCGGCGGCCAATTCAGCTGCAGCGGCATCAGCCTGGACTACAACGAAAAGATCGTGGAGGCCGACCGCGGCGCGGTGCTGACCTTCAGCGGCGAGCATATGGAATTCCACCCGCCCAGCAGCGATGTGGCGTTCCAGGTGCGCGGCGAGGCCCGGGTTTCCATCGCCACGCAATCCATCCTGCTGGCCGGCGTGGACCCCGCCACCGCGCAGCACCTGATCGAAGTGCGCGACAGCACCAGCATCATGGAGCTGCCGCCGTTCTGCTACAACCTGGCCACCGCCAGCGGCGACCTGGCCACCGGGGCCGGGCGCATCCTGTTCCCCCGCGGCCACCTCGGGCCGGGCAATGCGCTGATGCCCGGGATGCTGCTGCGCAACTTCCAGATGGACAAGTTCGGCGGCGCCGGGCGCATCAGCGGCCCCGTGACGGCCGACGACATGAGCCGCTACGAACCGCCCGACCTGATCGGCCTGATGTGCGGGCTCTACACCGACGGCATGCCCATGGCGCGGCTGAATTCGCCCGACTTCGGCAGCGCCGTGGCCGATACGGGCGTGGGCCACAGCGCCTCCGCCGGCAGCATCAAGATCACCGCCACGGCCGGCGGCACCGGCGCGGTGGACTTCAGCGTGTTCTACCCGATCACGCCCAACTGCCCCAGCTACGATGAATTCTATTGGAGCCAGCGCAGCACGGTGGCGCCGCTGTCCTACGGGCCCTTCGTGGTGGCCGGCAGCATCGCCACCGAGGAAGCCAGCGACCTCATCACCATCACCGATGCCGCCCGCCAGTTCACCGGAGGCGAGGGGCCGCAAACCGACTGGACCGTGACCATTGCCGGCGCCGCCGGCGTGGGGGGCATCGCCGCCGGCAACATCAACGGCACCCGCACCATCATCAGCCGCACCGGCGGCACCACCTACACCGTGCAGGCCGGCGCCGCGGCCACCAGCACCGCCACCGGCGGCGGCGCCGGCGTTACGCTCACCTACAGCCAAACCAACGTGCGCGTGTTCAACCGGCGGTTCTGGACAGCCCTGATCGGGTTCGACGGCGCCGGCCGGCCCATGGTCGGACAGGAGGCCTTCACCGGCGAGGTGGATTTCAACGTGCCCTTCGCCGCGATGGCCGGCTGGACGCGCCAGCAGATGGCGAGCTGGTACACCGGCGCCTATGCGCCGGCCGACCCGATGGGCGAGCGCTACGGCAATGGCCGCCCGCCCGCCTGGGCCACGCACATGGAGATGCGCGTGAGCCTGCAGCACATGCGCTTCATCCGCCAGCCGCTGTTCCTCACCGATTTCTTCGCCAACTGACGCGCCGGCAGCGCGCAGCGCGCGAGGCGCAACTGAAAGGACCTCCGCCCATGTCCACCCGCAAGAGCCAGCGTCACGACCGCTCCGCCAGCATCAACCGCACGCGCCGCCCGCAATCGAAGATCACCCGCAAGGATGGCGTGGGGGGCATCGTGGTGGGCACCGGCATTTCCTTCACCAACCCCGGCACCATCGCGGACAGCGGCAACCAGCTCGCGCTGTTCCCGGTGGGCTGCGCCATCCAGGTGCGCGGCAGCGCCAAGAACAGCCGCCGCTTCAACGTGACCGCCAGCGCCGCCGGCAGCCTGACCGTGACCCCTGCCACCGTCACCAGCGAAGGGGCCGGCCCCACCATCACCATCACCCGCGAGGAATAGCCGATGGGCGCGCTCTTTGGCGGCGGCCCCAAGGCGCCGCCCCCGCAGGTCCCCATCATCCCGCCGCCGGCGCCGGTGCGCGACGATGTGACCGCCACGGCCGCCGCCGAACGCCAGCGCATCGCCGGCCTGCGCGGCCGTTCCGCCACCCTGCTGGGCCCCCCCGGCAGCTACCAGGCCGCTGGCGACCAGCGGCGCACCTTGCTGGGAGTGAGCACATGAGCATGACATGGCATGAGCTGGGCCTGACCATCGCCCAGCTCGACGCCCCCGATATCACGCTGGACGGCATCATTGCCGAGAAGCTGAAGCGCAACCCGCGCACCCGGTTCACCGCCAGCTTCGAGGCCGCGCGCAGCGTGCTGCCGGAAGGCTGGGGCTACATCCTGGACGCCTCGCCGCGCCGCGATCCCTACTGCGACGCGATCGGCAACCAGCGCGTGGGCAGCACCGGCCGCACCGACGAGCGCGCCCTGCTGGCCGCGGCGTGCATGGCGCAGGCCTACCTGGAAGGCGTGGAGCGCCGCCGCCAGGCGGAAATCGCCGCCCGCGCCGCGCGCGAGAAAGCGCAGGCGCCAGCCGATGCCCAGCAGCCCGCAGCGACAGCGGTGCAGTTCCATGAGGCCGGCGACGAGGACGGGCCCATCACGGGCACGCTCACCATCCTGGAGCCACCGCCGTGAGCTGGGAACCGCCGCAATACCGCGTGGAGGCCGTGGCCGTGGCGCTCGCCAAATACATGGGCTGCCAGGATTGCGGCACTGGCCCCGGCGAATGCCCGTGCCGTGAAGCTGCCACCGCGGCCATCAAGGCCGACCGCCAGGCGCTGCTGATCCATCCATTGGGAAAGCCGCACGCATGACCGATTGGGAACCCCCGGAATGGGCCGTGGAAGCCGCAGCGCGCGCCATGATGGCTGTAACGGCACGCCGCCCGGCTGATCCATGTGGCTTGGAATACCCCGTGCTGTGCTCCGACCCGGATTATGATGACCTGCCGCGTGACGCATCGCAGGGCACCACCCAAGACGAAATCACCCAGGAAGCTGTGCTCAAGCTGGCGCGGGCCGCGCTTGTAGCCGCGCAGCTCGAGTACGTCGCGCGCGGCGCGGTAAACAGGGATGCACCCGATGCCGATTGACCCCAAGGCCGCGCACCGCCGCCTGCAGGAGCTGAAATCCAAGCGCACGAACTATGAAAGCGTGTGGCAGGAAATCGCGGAATACATGATCCCCAGCCGCGCCTACACCACCACGGTGGCGCCCGGCACCAAGCGCGGCAGCAAGATCTTCAACACCCACCCGGTGCTGGCGCTGGAACAGCTCGCCGGCGGCCTGCACGGCATGCTGACCTCGCCGGCGCTGCGCTGGTTCAAGCTGCAGCCCGCGCCTCACCTGGCCCGCGATCGCCAGGTGCTGGCCTGGTTCGAGGCCGCCACCGATATCATGGACACGCACATCAAGACCGCCGCCACCGGCGCCGGCGTGGCCCTGCACGAAACCTTCCTGGAACTCTCCGGCCCCGGCTGCGGCGTGATCTTCATTGCCGACAAGGGCCGCCCCGGCGCGCGCTTCCAGTCCATCCCGCTGGCGGAATGCTATTTCGCCGAGAACGCCGATCGGCAAGTGGATACCCTCTATCGCGAGTACGAGCTGCCGCTGCGGGAAGTGCTGCGCCTCTGGCCCGACACCGCGCCCGACGAGCTGCGCCGCAAGAGCAACAGCGACCCCGACATGCCCGTGCGCATCCTGCACGCCACCGAGCCGGCCGCCGGCAGCGGAGCGCGAGGCGCCGACAATCGCGGCGGCTGGGATACCATGTGGTGCCACAAGGATCACTACCTGGAACACGGCCGCTACCAGGAATTCCCGTTCGCCGTTGGCCGCTGGACCCTGCGCAGCGGCGAAACCTACGGGGCCGGCGCCGGCGTGAACGCGCTTGCCGATGTGAAGATGCTGAACGAAATCGAGCGCCTGAACCTGCGCGGGCTGGCCAAGGTGGTGGACCCGCCGCAGATGCTGCCGGATGACGGGTTCCTGAACGCCCCGAATTTCAACCCGGGCGCGTTCAACTACCTGCGCACCGACACGCGCCACGTGGACAAGATCGGCCCCATCAACACCGGCGCCCGGCCCGACCTGGCCGAGAAGAAAATCGACCAGGTGCAGGAGCGCATCAGCGGCATCTTCTACGTGACCTGGCTGCGCCTGCCGCAGCAGCCCAACATGACCGCCACCGAAGTGCTGCAGCGCCGCGATGAACTGCTGCGCCTGCTGGGCCCCATGGTGGAGCGCCTGGAAGCGGAGCTGCTGGCGCCGCTGCTGAACCGCACCTTCATGGTGCTGCTGCGCAATGGCTTCTTTCCGCCGCTGCCGGCCGCGTTGGCACGCAATGGCGGCTGGTGGGTGGAATTCCTGGGCCCGCTCAGCCGCGCCCAGCGCCAGGCCGACGCCGACACCGTGATGCGGTTCTTCGCCGCCATGCAGCCGCTGATGCAGATTGATCCCACGGTGGCCAACATCGTGCACCCGCAGCGCACCGGCGAATGGCTGGCCGATCGCACCGGCATGCCGCTGATGCTGCTGCGCACGCCGGACGAGCTGCAGCAGAAGGCCGAAACCGATGCCCAGCAGCAGCAGATGCTGGCCCAGGCGCAGCTGCTGAAAAGCGGCGCCGGCGCCGCCAGGGATGGCGCCACCGCCCTGGCCACCCTGGCCGGCATCCAGGGCGGAGGCCAGGCGGCGTGAAAGCGCTCAGCATCATGCAGCCATGGGCTTGGCTAATCGTGGCAGGCCATAAAGATATCGAGAACAGGGGCTGGTCCACATTCTATCGTGGCGAAGTGCTGATCCACGCTGGCAAGCGCGTCGATCCCGATTATCTGGACGAAGGCCCGACTATCCTTTGGGATTGGCCCGATATCCAGCAGCCGGACATGTTCGACACTGGCGGCATCGTCGGCATCGCGGAAATAGTGGACTGTGTAAGCAACAGCTCATCGCCATGGTTCGTCGGCCCCTTCGGCTTTGTCATCCGCAACGCCCGCCCACTGCCGTTCCAGCCATGCCGCGGCCAACTCGGGTTCTTCACGCCGGATTTTGCGCCGTCGCCGCCACGGGCTAAGCGTAAGCCCGCGCAGGGGAGATTGCTCCCGCTATGACCCGCGCGCTCTACACGCTGCAGCAGATCAAGGACATGCTGACCGCGCGCATCGACCAGCTGGCGCGCGACCTGCTGCCGGGCGGCCGGCAGGAAGGCCGGGAATGGACCGCCGGCGACCTGCAGGGCTCGCCCGGGCATGGCGTGTCTGTCTGCCTCGGCGGCGCCAAGCAAGGCGTGTGGATGAACTTCCAGGGGGCGGCCGGCGGCGGCGTGTTGGGCCGCGACAAGGGCGATGCGCTGGACCTGATCGCGGCCACCCGCACCGGCGGCGACGTGGGCGAAGCGCTGCGCTGGGCCCGCAATTGGCTGGGCCTGTCCGACGAGCGCGTGCGCGAAGTGGCCGCCCCGCCCGCGCGCCCGCGCCAGGATGCCCAGCGCGTGACCGCGCAGCGCTCGCGCCTCGCCCACAAGATTTTCGTGAACGCCCTGCCCTGGCCCAGCTCGCCGGTGGAGCATTACCTGCACGGCCGCGGCATCCGCCGCGCCGACCTCGCCCATATCCCCAGCGCGCTGCGCTACGACCCCGAATGCCTGTGCCCCGAGCGCAACCGCGTGGCGCCCGCCATGGTGGCCTGCATCATGCGGGGCCCCGACATGATCGGCGTGCACCGCACCTGGATCGACCGCACCCCCTCCGGCGCCTGGGCCAAGGCGCCGCTGCGCAAGGCCAAGAAGGTGCTGGGCCAGCAGCTGGGCGGCTATATCCCCCTCGCCCGCGGCGCCTCTGGCCAGCCGCTGGCCAAGGCGCCCGAAGGCGATGTGGTGGCCATCTGCGAGGGCATCGAAGATGGCCTGACCATCGCCACCGAAATGCCGGACTGGCGCGTGCTGGCCGCCATCAACGTGGGCAACCTGGGCAACCTGGACCTGCCCGCCAGCATCGGCACCGTGGTGCTGTGCCTGGACCGCGACGGCGAGAACCCCGCCAGCGCCGCCAGCGTGGAAGCGGCCGTGGAGCGCTACCACCGCGAAGGCCGCGACGTGCGCGAGGCCCGCCCGCCCGAGGGCTACAAAGACTTCAACGCCTGGCGCCGCGACCTGATGGCCGATCGCCTGCGGAGGAATGCCGGATGAGCGACGCGCAGCAGCCAGAAGGCGGATATGGCGAAACAACCGTATTGGCCGAGGCCTCCACGGACGACAGCGGCTACCTGTGCTTCGTGCGGTGGCCGGAAGGCATCGTGGCGAGGGCTGGCGGTCAGATCGTATGGCGATCCTGGGAGCCGCAGCCGACGCGCCACCTTCAAGTGGAGGCGATGAAAAAGGAACATGCGCGGCGCGTCGAAGATTTGCTGGCCGCCAATAAGGCCGAGTTGGAGCGGCGCCGATCTGCTGAAAGGCGGCTCGCAATGACAGGCCAAGCGCTAAATCTCGCCCTGCAACTGCTGCAAGTCCTGGCAAGCGAGCGCGTGGCATGAGCGAAACCCCCGCCAACGTCACCCCGATGCGCGGCCGGCTGCAGGAGGCCGACCCGGTGAAGCCGCGCCGCCGCTCCGGCGACTTCCTGCCAGAGGATTGCCCGGTCACGCCGCTGGGCACCAACGATGGCACGCTGTGGTTCCTGGACGTGGTAGGCCAGGTGCGCGCCGTGCCGCAGGCGAAAATGTCCAAGCTCACCCTGCACGGCCTGTTCGCGCCCAAGGGCGATTGGCTGCTGAAGGCGGCCGAGAAGAAGCCGGATTGGGCCAAGACGCTGAAGGTGCGCGGCGGCGCGGAAATCGTGGTGGACTTCAAGCCCGATGCCGTGGCGCGCGACCTGATGGCGGCCTGCGCCAGCGAAGGCGTGTTCAACCCGCTGGGCCGCGTGCGCGGCACCGGCTGCCACCGCGGCGCCGATGATGACCTGGTGCAGCACTACGGCGACGTCATCATGGTGGGCCACACCACCATGCGCCCTGGCCGGATCGGCGAATTCGTCTATCCCACCGCCGCCCCGCGCCCGCGCCCCGCCGAGCAATACCAGCCCGGTGGCGCCGGTGGCCCGGCCGCCGAATTGTGGGAGCTGCTGGGCCGCTGGAATTGGGATCGCCCGGAGCTGGACCGCCGGTTGATGCTGGGCTGGATCGTCGCCAGCTTCTACGCCGGCGCGATGGAATGGCGCCCCCATGGCTGGGTGACGGGCCCGCGCGCCACCGGCAAATCTTCCCTGTTCCGCGCCATCGGCATGATCCTGCACGAACCGGCCGGATGCGTGCGCACCGGCGATGCCACCGCCGCCGGCGTGCGCGCCGTGCTGCAGCACAATTGCCTGCCGGTGCTGTTCGATGACGCCGAGGCCGAGGAAACGCCGGAGCGCGTGAAGGCGCTGGTGCAGCTGCTGCGCGCCGCCAGCACCGGCAGCACGATGCTGCGCAGCAACGCCGAGCATGGCAGCGCCACCTTCACCGTGCGGTTCATGGGGCTGATGAACTCCATCCTGCGCCCCGCGCTGAAGGCGGCCGACCTCTCCCGGCTGATGCTGCTGTATCTCAACCCGCTGGACCCCAAGGCGCCGCAGCTGGTGCTGAAGCCGTCCGAGCTGGCGCTGCTGGGCCGCCGGCTGTTCCGCCGCATGATGGACGGCTGGCACCGCTTCAACGAAGAACTGCCGCGCTGGCACGGCGCGCTGAAGGAAGCCGGCCTGCGCGATCGCGCGCCCGAGCAATTCGGGATCCTGTTGGCCGCGGCCGATATCGCCCTGCACGACGAACCCGTGACCAGCGACGAACTGGCCGAGCTGGCCATGCAACTCGCCGAGGGCACCGCCAGCGATCGCGCGGAAGAATTGTGGGAGTGGCAGCGCTGCATCGAACGGATCACCAGCAGCAACATCCCGGGCCGCCGCGGCGGGCGCGAGAACGTGGGCACGCTGATCGCCACGGCCGCGCTGGCGCGCATCTGGACCGACGAGAACGGCCAGCGGGCCCAGGCGCCGGTGGAGGAAGTGCGCGCCGCCGAGCGCCTGCTGCAGCAGTATGGCTTGCGCGTGGTGCTGGACTATCCCGCGCGCGACAGCGGCGAGGACTACACCAAGCCCCTGCGCCTGTCCGAAGCTGATCCCACCCTGCCGCCGCACACGCGCAACACCGGCCGCGCCGAGGGTTGGCTGGCCGTGGCCAACGGCCACAATGCGCTGAACAGCGAGATATTCCGCGGCAGCCACTACGCCGCCGCCAGTGGCACCAGCGGCGGCTGGAAGGCGGCCCTGGAAACCGCGCCGGACGCGCAACGCTCCAAGGAAATGCGCTTTGGCGGCACCGTCAGCCGCTGCGTGATGGTCCCGCTGCATCACGTGCTGGACGGCAGCGACCGCATGGGCGTGGTGGTGGACTGATGCCCCGCATTTGGTTCCGCCGCCGCGATCGCCAAGCTGAGACGCCCGAGCAGGAACAGGCGCGGCTGCAGCGCGAGCGCCTGGCGCTGGCCGTGGCCTATCGCCGCACCTTCGCCACCCCGCACGGCCAGGAAGTGCTGGCCGACCTGCTGCGTCGCGGCAAGATCGCGCAGCGCCTGGCCACCACCGACCCGTTGCAAACCTACTACGACGAAGGAAGGCGCCAGCTGGCGCTCGAAATCGTGGAGCTGCTGGCCGCCGACCTCAGCCAGATCAATGCGCTGGTGCTGACCGGCGACACGGAAAGCCTGTTCAACCCCCCAACGGAGCCAACCCCATGACCGCCATCCTGCAGAACGTCGCCATTGCGATCGGCCGCGATCGGTTCGACCGCAACGTGAGCGACGAAGCGCTGGCCCAGGCCGCGCTGGACGCCGCCGAAGCCGCCCGCCCCAAGCCCAAGCCGCGCACCGTGACCAAGCCCACGGGAACCACCGCCACAGATCCCTGGAAAACCACCCCCAGCGACCCCGGCCAGCCCGCCCCCACCGAGCCCAAGGAGGAATAGACCCATGGATGACGCAACGCGCCAGGAAACACTGGCCGCGATGAACCAAGCGGCCAATGAAATTGAGGCACTTCGGCGCCACAATGAAGTGCTGCAGGCGCAAGTGAATGTGGTCAATGTATTTGCAGCAGCTTTGCTAGGACCGCCCCGACCTTCTGGCGCAACCGTAGACCCCTTGTGGCAACTAAGGCGTGCCGCCCAGAAGCTGCAACTCCCCGCCAAGGAGGAATAGCCCATGCCGCCTGAAGGAAACGACGCCAACGCCGGCGGTGGTGCACCGCCGGCCGCGCCTGCCGCGCTGCTGAACGGCGGCGCGGCGCCGCCTGGTGGCGCCCAGCCGCCCAACGGTGCCGCCCCGCCGGATGGCGGCACGCCCCCCGGTGGCGGTGCCGATGCCCGCGAATGGCTGCCCGAGGCCTACCGCGCCAACCCGATGTTCAAGGACATCCCCACCATCGACGCGCTGGCCAAGGCGTTCGAGAACGGCCAGCGCATGATCGGCGCCGACAAGGCCACCATCCTGCGCCTGCCGGCCGATGGCGACGAGGCCGCCATGGCCGAGCTGTTCACCAAGCTGGGCCGCCCGGAAAAGCCGGACGGCTACCAGTTCGGCAAACTGCCCGGCGAGCTGCTGGAAGGCGTGGAACCCGCCGCGCGCGAGGCCTTCCACAAGCTGGGCCTCAGCGCCACGCAGGCCGCCGGCGTGATGGAGCTCTACGGCACGCAGGTGACGGCCGCGCAGGCCGCGCGCGAGGCCCGCGCCGTGGAGATGGAAGCGGCCGTGGTGCGCGACCTGAAAGCGGAATACGGCGAGGCCTTCGATGATCGCCTGCACGCCGCCAACCGCGCGATCGCCGAGTTCGGCGGCGAGCCGCTGGGCCAGCTGCTGCGCGATACCGTGATGCCGGACGGCACCCGGCTGGGCAACCATCCCCTGCTGGTGAAGGCATGGGCCAAGATCGGCGAGCGCTTTGCCGAGCCGGGCGACCTGCGCGGCGGCAGCGGCACCGGCGGCAGCCCCGGCAACCGCGTGTTGACCCCGGACCAGGCCAAGGCCGAAATCGCCCGCCTGCAAGGCGATGCCGAGTTCACCAAGGAGTTCATGAACCCCAGGCATCCCAACCGCGCCAAGCACATGGAGCGGTGGACCCAGCTGCACGAATGGGCCAATCCGCGCGCCGCATAAACCCCTTGCGCGCAACCCGGCTGGTGTGGCAACGATTGCGCACCAGCCGGGAGCCGGGGAGCGCGCAAGCGTCCGGCCGGCCCGGCCAGAAAGGGCCCCGCTGAAAAGGGGGCAAGGCGCGGGTCCGGCTGACCTGCGGCGGTGACGGGCCGAAATTGGCGGGGAGCGGTGCAACACCGTCCGTCTGACCGCCCCCACCAGCCAGCACGAAATTGCCGGGGAGCTTAGCCGATTGTGCGCAACGCATGATCGGGAGTTCCCCGCATGTCACTCGAAATCACCACCGCCTTTGTGCAGCAGTATGCCAGCAACTTCATGATGCTGGCCCAGCAGCGGCAAAGCCGCTTCCAGCGCGCCTTCACCCGCGTGGATATCGTGGGCAAGCGCGGCAGCACGGACCAGATCGGCCAAAGCGAGGCCGTGAAGAAGACGGAGCGCCACGGCCGCACCCCTTACACCCCGCTGCCGCATCGCCGGCGCTGGATCAACCTCAGCACCTACCAGTGGGCAGACCTCATCGACACGCCCGACAAGGTGCGCATGCTGGCCGACCCCACCAGCAGCTATGTCATTGCCGGCGTGGCCGCCATGAACCGCGCCAAGGATGCCGAGGCCGTCGCCGCGTTCTTCGCCACCGCAACCACCGGCGAGGATGGCACCGGCAGCACCGCCTTCCCGTCGGCCAACCAGGTGGCCGTCAACGACTGGACCTATGGCGCAGGCTCCGGCAATACCGGCCTGACCATTTCCAAGCTGATCGCCGCGCGCGCGCTGCTGTTCGGCTACGAGGCGGTGGATGACCTGGACGACCAGAACCTGCCCGAAGCCTATATCGCGGTGACCAAGAAGCAGTGGGGCGAGCTGCTCAGCACCACGGAGGCGACAAGCCGAGACTTCTCCGGCGAGCTCGCGGCGCTGAAGGAAGGCAAGCTCAAGCGGTTCTTGGGCTTCGAGTTCATCCGCTACGAGAACCTGCCCACGGACGGCTCCGGCTACTGGCGCATCCCGGTCTGGCAGAAGGCCGGTATGGGCATGGGCTTCGGCGGCGCCGAAGACCGCAAGCTGGAGGTCGGGCCGCGCTCGGATCTTGGCTACACCACGCAGGTGTTCGCCGAGGACAATTTCGGCGCCGCGCGGCTCGAAGAGAACCGCGTGGTGGAGATCAAGTGCACGCCGTAACCGGCGCCTGACCCGGCCGGCATCCCACAGGGTGCCGGCCTTCCCTTTCCAGCCGCTGCCCCGCTGCGCAGCGGCATTTGCAGGAGGCCCAAATGGCCGTTGTGGACCGCAAGAGCACCGCGCTCACCAACCGCGACGCATCGCCCCGCGTCAACAACCCGCCGCATCTGCAGGGTGGCACCCGCCTGCAGGCCCGCGCCACCTTCGAGCTGGCCAACGGCGACAGCATCGCCAGCATCTTCCGCATCGCCCAGCTGCCCACCAACGCCATCGTCAACAGGATCAAGCTGTTCTGCGATGCCATCACCAGCGCCGCCGGCGACGTGGGGCTCTACAAGACCACCGACAACGGCAGCGCCGTGGTGTCGGTGGCGTGCTACGCCACGGCGGTATCAATCGCCTCCGCCACCACGGTGGGCACCGAGATCATGTTCGAGGCGAAGGACATTGCCAACATCGAGAAGCGCGTGTGGGAGGATGCCGGCCTGACCAGCGACCCCGGGGGCTTCCTGGACCTGGCCATGACGCTGACCGCCGCCGCCGCCGCGGCCGGCACGCTCAGCTTCCTGGTGGACTACACCGTTCCCTGATCCCGATGCCCAGCGGCAATTCCTCCCTGCCGCTGGTCTAGCCGGCCGCGCGAAGGCTTAGGGGCGCGCGGCCGGCGCCCCTTCCCAACAGGGTGACACCGCATGGCCAGCCTGACCGAAACCGCGAACCTCGCGCTGGCCATGGTGGGTGACGAGCGCGTTGTCAGCCTGGACACCGACATGAGCAAGGAAGCGGCCCTGTGCCGCGAATTCATGCCCCAGGTGCGCGACGAAGCCTTGGCGCTGCATCCGTGGAACTTCGCCAAGCGCCGCGCCAGCCTGGCCGCCAACCCCACCGCACCCGCCTTCGAATGGACGGCCCAATTCCAGGTGCCGGCCGATTGCGTGCGCGTGCTGTCCATCCAGGCCACCGACCCGCACGAGCCATGGGAACGCGAGGGCGATCAGATCCTGTGCAATCTCGATGCGCCGTTGCAAATCCAATACATCAAGCGCCACGAAGAAACGGGCGCCTGGGCCCCGCTGTTCGTGCGCCTGGTGGCCGCCATGCTGGCCGAACGCCTGTGCATCCCGCTCAGCGCCAGCAAGGAACAGGCGGCCCGCATCGCCAACGAGCTGGACACCGCGCGCCGCCTGGCCCGCCAGGTGGATGCGGCGGAAGGCACCCCCAAGCCGCAGTACGCCCCTGCGGACGCTTTCATCAACGCGCGCGCCTGATGCCCACCGTTACCACCATTCAAACCAGCTTCGCCGCCGGCGTCCTCAGCAAGCGCCTGCGCGGCCGTGTGGACCTGCAGCAATACGCAGCCGGCGCCGAGGACCTCACCAACGTGCTGGTGCTGCCCGAAGGCGGCGTGACCAAGCGCAGCGGCACCTACTACGCCGGCGGCATCAAGGCCGGCCGCCCCCGCCTGGTGCCGTTCATCGTGTCCAACGTGGTGGCCTACGTGCTGGAATTCGGCGACCTGTATTTCCGCGTGTGGCGCAACCATGCCCAGGTGCTGGCCGCCGGCGTGCCGCAGGAAGTCACCACCCCCTATGCCCTGGCCGACCTGCGCGACCTGAAATTTACGCAGTCGGCGGATGTGGCCTACATCACCCATGGCAGCTACCAGCCGCGCAAGATCACCCGCAGCGCCGCCGGCGTGTTCAGCCTCACGCCCGTGACCTTCGAGAATGGGCCGTTTGACACCGAGAACACCGGCGACGTGGGGGCCGCCGCGCCCAGCAGCAGCAGCTCCGGCACCGAAAGCGGCACGGAGGAACCGGCGCCGACCGGCAGCGGCTACGGCGACGGGCCCGACCCCTACGCGGGCGCCGAAGGCGGCGGGGCTGGCCCATGACCGATACCAGCATCACGCTGACCCCGAGCGTGGCGCATGCCAGCGGCGCGGCCACCATCACCGCCAGCGCGGCGCTGTTCACCGCGGCGGATGTGGGCCGGCTGATCGGGATCCTGCACAAGTGCGACACCACCCGCGCCGCGGCCACCGCCTACACGGCCGGCAAGATCTTCATCAGCGAATACAACCAGGTGCCGCGGCTCTATCGCGTGACCAAGGCAGGCACGACCGCCAATGCCAACCTGGCCGGCACCACACCGAACTACGACCTGAATGTGCCCAACGAAGTGGGGCCCACCGTGTTGGACGGCACCGCCGTGCTGAAATACCTCGGGCCCGGCCGGCATGTGTGGGGCTGGGCCATCATCACCGGCTTTACCAGCTCCACCGTGGTGGACGTGAGCATTCACCCCCGCGGCCCCTTCGCCGCCACCTATGGCAGCCTGCGCTGGCGCATGGGCGAGTTTTCCGACGCCCGCGGCTGGCCGATCGCCAGCACCTTCTACAAGGGCCGGCTATGGCTGTTCGGCACCGCCACCAAGCCGCAGACCCTTTGGGCCTCCGAAACCAGCGACTTCGAGAGCTTCGCCCCCACCGAGCCCGATGGCAGCGTGCTGGACACCAACGCCATCGCCTATTCGATCGACACCGACCAGGTGAACACCGCGCGGTGGCTGGTGCCGTCGCCCCGCGGCCTGCTGGCCGGCACCGCCAGCGGCGAATTCCACATCACGCCCAATAACAAGAACGCCGCGCTGTCACCCGGCAACATCGGCGCCGACCCGCAGGGCGATCGCGGATCGCACAGCAACGCCACCCCCACCCGCGTGTCCGGCCTGGTGCTGTTCCCGCAGCGCGGCGGCAGGAAGCTGCGCCAGCTCGAATACGATGCCATCCCGGAGCGCTTCACTTCGCCGGACGTGGCCGCCCTGGCCAGCCACATCACCGGCGGCGGCTTCCTGGAAACCGCCTATGCCGACCTGCCGGGCGGCACGTTCTACGGCCTGCGGCCGGACGGCAAGGTGGCGGCCCTGACGCTCGACGCCGACCAGAAGATGCGCGCCTGGACGCTGCTGGAATTCCCCGGCGCCACCGTGGAGAGCATCACCGCCGTGCCCGATCCCGACGGCACCAGCAGCGACCTCTACCTGGCCATGGCGCGCACGATCGGCAGCGCCACGGTGCGCACCATGGAATGGCTGCGCGACCCGTTCGACGGCGAGACGGAAGATGCCGCCGATGCGTTCATGGTGGATGCCGGGCTGACGCTCGACAGCGCCACCAGCATCAACCGCGTGTCCGGCCTGGATCACCTGGAAGGCGAAACCGTCGCCATCGTGGCCGATGGCAGCGTGCGGCAGAACCAGGTTGTCACCGCCGGCGCCGTGGACATTACCGGCACGGCCGCGCGCAAGGTGCATGTGGGCCTGCCCTATCGTGCCCGTGTGCTGACCCTGGAACCGGAAGTGGCCAAGCCGGGCGCCACCACCAGCCAGGGCAGCAAGAAGCGTGTCACCCGCGCGCTGCTGCGCCTGCTGCACAGCGGCGGCGGCAGCGTGGCCGGCGTGGACATGGACTTCGAGGCGCTGGCCTATCGCCGCCAGGTGCACGCCATGGGCGCGCCCGTGCCGCTGTTTTCCGGCGATTACGATGTGAGCCCGCGCAGCCGCCCGGGGACCGGCCAGCTCGATATCATCCACGACGAGCCGTTGCCCTTCACCCTGCTGGCGCTGATCCAGGAGGTAACGGCCGAATGACACCGGCAACGCGCAGCGTGCGAGGTGCAACATGATGGTGCGCGCCTTCGAGCCGCTGGACCTGCACCGGCTGCGTTTGAAACCCGACACGCCCACGCTGGAAGGCTGGCAGGACCGTGGCGCCGACATGCTTGCCGCCGGCCCTTGCTGGTCTGCTGTACAAGACGGCGCCGTCCTGGCCTGTGCCGGCTTCGTGCTGCACTGGCGCGGACGCGCAAGCTGCTGGTGCCTGATCAGCGCCGATTTCCCCACCGCCGGCTGGCCCTGGCTGCACAAGCAGGTGCTGCGCCGCATGAACGAAGCCCAGCACGCCCTAGGGCTCATCCGCATCGAGGCGGAGGCTCTGTATGGCTGGCTGCCCGGCGGCCGTTGGCTGCGCATGCTGGGCTTCGACCACGAAGGCGTGATGCGCGCCTACGGGCACGACGGGCGGGACTACTCCCGCTGGGCGAGGATCGCATGATGGACGGTTTCAGCGCCATGTTGATCGCGGCGGCGCCCTACCTCAGCGCTGCCAGCGCGGGCGTCTCGGTCATCAGCTCCATCATGGGCGGCCAGCAGCAGGCCGCGGCCTACGAGGCCCAGGCCGCAGCCGACCGCACCCGCGCCGAGCAGGCACGCATCAACGCTGCGATCCAGCTGAACCAGTCCGAGGCCGAGGCCGCCCGCACGCAGGGCAACGTGCGCCGCCGCGTGGCCACCGCATTCAACCAGGCGGCCAGCTCCGGCGGTGATCCCACCTATGGCAGCCCTCTCGACCTGATGGGCGATATCGCCGCCGAGGGCGCACTGGACGTGCAAATCCAGCGCTGGAAGGGAAAGCTGGGCGCCAATGCGGCACTGACCCAGGCCGGCACGCTGGACGCGCAGGCCGGCTTCGCCGACAGCGCCGCCGATGCGGCCAGCACCGCCGGCTTCGTGCGCGCCGGCACCACCCTGTTGGGCGGCCTCGCGCAATACGGCACCG